TAGAGGGTCGATCAGCATCTGAGGTGTTGTCAGATATAGGAGGTCAAGCATCATTGACCTTTGGAATAAGCAACACCAATGCGGTTAAGATAGATAGCTCCAGTGTAGCAGATGATGAATACGCTAGATTTACGGCTAACGGATTAGAAAGTAGAAGCACCTCAGAAGTATTAAGTGACATAGGAGGGCAAGCCTCTCTTACTTTTGGTATATCAAATACAAACGCAGTTAAGATTGACAGTGCAAGTGTAGCTGACGATGAGTTTGCACGATTTACAGCTAACGGTTTAGAGAGTAGAAGTGCATCAGAGGTTGTATCTGATATAGGAGCAGCCACTAAAGGTTTTGCCACAGCAATGGCGATAGCATTGTAAAGGAGGATAGATGGCACAAGATTTTGAAAGAGCAGTAGCGAAAGACAGCACTAGCGATATCAATATAGGAACTACAGCGAGAGCAGTTTTTGACTCAGATTCTGATGATGCCATTGTAGGAATAAGAATGGCAAATATACTTACCTCGCAGATAACTGTGGATTGTTTTGTAAGAACAGCAGCAGCAGGTGGTAGTGACTTAGATGTATATTTAATAAAGAATGCACCCATTCCCTCTGGATCAAGTTTAGAGTTGATAGATGGTGGCAGTAAAATAGTTTTACAAAACGGTGACCAGTTATTTGTGCAGTCAAACACGGATGCGTCTTTGAATTGTTACGTTAGCTTTGTGGATGCCATTAGCACATAGGAGGAGTTATGCCATATATTGGTAGTCAAGTTGGTTCTAGTTTTTCATCAAGACCTGCAACGCAGGAGTTTAACGGAGATAACTCTACAACGGTCTTTACGTTAAACCAGACTGTTAATCAGGAAGACATAGTAGTAAGCGTTGACGGTGTTATACAGGAGAGTGTAGACGCATTTACCGTACCCAATGGTACAAGCCTTACGTTTACGGCAGCCCCATCAACTGGAACAGGTAATATCTTTGTTATCTATCTAGGTGCAACAGATACAAGTATTACGATACCCACACAGAACAAAGGTACATTTAAGAACGGTGGTATGTTTAGAACCAATGCTCAGACATTAGATGTGAATACGACAATAGAGGCTACAGAAAATGCTAACGTCACAGGACCTCTGACCATAGCAAGTGGTATTACACTGACGATTAACTCTGGAGGAAACGTAGCAATACTATGAGTAATCTTCTAGTACAAAATATAAAGCATACGAATGGCACTACGGCTCAAACTGTAGATACTTCTGGTAGAACTACTGTGTCTATTATGAATAATGATTCTACCTTTCGTTCTGATGGTGGAGCAGCGACACAGAATCTTGTGCAAGGATTAATTAAATCTTGGAATAAAACAACAGCAGATGGTACAGCATTAGAGGATAGTTTTAATGTTTCTTCTTTGACAGATACAAATACAGGTCAACAAACAATCAACATTTCAAATAATATGAGTAATGATGATTATTGTCCAACCCATTCATATATTGATAATCAGACGGATATAGCACCTTGGATTGACTCAGTTGCGACAGGTAGTTATAAGCAGAACTCTTATCACTCTGGTGCATATATAGACAGAAAACACGCTAGTTCTGTAAATGGAGATTTAGCATAATGGCAACTCTCAAAACAAACACACTCACAGGCACATCAACAGCAGGGTCTATTGCCGTCACAGGAGAGGGTAACTCTACAACTACCAACTTACAGCAGGGGTTGGGTAAAGCATGGTGTGATTGGAATCAAACAAGCACTCAAGCTATCAGAGATAGTTTTAACGTAAGTGGTATAACTGATGGTGGAACAGGAAAAACTACAGTAAGTATAAACAACGATATGGCAAATGATGATTGGGCAGGAGTAATGTATCAGAGTGGATATGGTGTTGACGGTTTTGATAACCATTATGCAGGTGGTCTTAGTTCAAAGACTACTGGTTCAATTTTAGTGACTGCATATGCTAGTTCTTTAATAGATGCGTTTATGTGTGACTTAATTGTTATGGGAGACTTGGCATGAGTACCCTAAGAACAAATGCCCTAGAGGGAATGGATGCAAAGAACAGCATCACTATTGTTG